TATAATCACCCAGGATTTGTATATGATGATAACCTCTCTTGGATTAAAGATTTACCAATACCATATATACCAAAAGACTATCAGTTAGAAGCTGTTAAGCATGGATTACGAACGAGGTCAGGACTTCTAGTATCTCCTACAGCCTCAGGTAAATCATTAATAATATATCTTCTTATGAGATATTTTTTAACCCATGAGGAGGACAAAGTATTAATAATTGTACCTACCACTTCTCTCGTCAAACAAATGTATGGTGACTTCTGTAAGTATGCAGATAACGATGATAATTTCTTTGCAACTGAGAATTGCCATGAGATTATGGCAGGTCTTGATAAAGGTCATAAGACTAAACGAGTGTATATATCCACATGGCAATCTATATACAAAATGCAAAAAGGATATTTCCAACAATTTGGTATGGTGATTGGCGATGAAGCACATAATTTTAAGGCTAAGTCTCTAACAAGTATACTTACTAAATGTACTGAGGCTCGATATAGATTTGGATTAACTGGTACTCTTGATGGTACACAAACACACAAATTAGTTCTCGAAGGTTTATTTGGACCACATAAGAACATCACCACATCTAAAGCCCTTATTGATAGAGGTGACCTTGCCAATCTAAATATTGATATTGTATTACTCAAACATAAAGATGAGGATTGTAAAGAAGTAAGTAAGATGAAATACCAAGACGAAGTAGATTGGATTGTTACAAATGACGCGCGAAATAAATTTATTAAGAACCTAGCATTAGATCAGAAGGGTAATACATTAGTTTTATTCCAATATGTAGAGAAACATGGTGAACCTTTATTTAGAATGATTAATGATGCAGCAGAAGGATTATGGGGAATAGGTAAAAGAAAAGTATTCTATGTGAGTGGTAAGACCCCAGCTGATACACGAGAAGAGATAAGAGCTATAACAGAGACAGAGAAGGATGCTATATTAGTTTGTTCTTATGGTACATTCTCTACTGGTGTCAATATAGTTAACCTCCATAATATTATATTTGCCTCACCAAGCAAGTCACAGATAAGAGTACTTCAATCTGTTGGTAGAGGATTACGTAAGACAGAACAAGATACGGTGTTATATGACATAGCAGATGACTTACATTGGAAGTCTAATAAGAATTATACACTAAACCATAGTGCTGAGAGAGTTAAAATATATGCTAAAGAAAGGTTTAAATTTAAGATCCACGAAGTAAAATTATTATAAATAGGTATATGGACAAGAAATATCCCGACGAAATTGCTGACATACCTGTCAAATTATACAAATTGATTTCAGGCGAATCAATTGTTGCATACACACATGATTTAGATGATGAATCAGGTGGTGCATTGATTGGTATAGAAGAACCAATGAAGGTAACCGTTGAAGATAGTAATCGATATGTCATGACACCATGGTTACCCTTCGCATCTCAAAAATTACACGTCTTAGAAAATTTTAATGTTATGTTAACAGCTGAAGTTAATGATGATGTAAAATCACATTATATGAAAATCATCTTAGATGAAATCCAGAATGATAGTGAAATGATAGAAGAACAAATGAAAATGGTTAAGGGGAACGCCACCACCCATTAGATACTGTCTCTCCGCAGAGATACTCTCTTATTATATCACACTTTTACTACAATGTACATACTTTTTACAAAATAAATATTAATTAAATGAATATAAGTATGTACTTTTGAAATAACTATGTTATAATGGTAATACATTAAAAATAATAGGATATATTATGCCCCTAAAAATCAAACCTAGAGATAAACCCCATTACGTAAACAATAGAGACTTCTCATATGCTGTGGTCGACTATGTGACTGAAGCAAACAAAGCTAAAGAGGCTGGTGAAAAGAATCCAGTTGTACCTGATTATATTGCTATATGCTTTATGAAAATTTGTGAAGGTCTTTCCCATAAACCAAACTTTGTACGGTATACATACCGAGATGAAATGGTTATGGATGGAGTTGAGAATTGTCTTAAAGCAATATATAATTATAGAATAGATGCAGCTACCCGTACAGGTAAGCCTAATGCATTTTCTTATTTCACTCAGATAGCTTACTTTGCCTTTATACGTAGAATTGTTAAAGAGAAAAAGCAAACTGATATTAAATTCAAATTTATGGAACAGGCTAATATAGAAGATTTTATGTCTAGCATTGATATTAATAATCCTATTGACCAATCATTTCTTGATACACTTCGTGAGAAGATAAGTAGAATCAAAGAAACTGATAATGCAATTAAGTCATTTGACAAAGCGCAGAAAGAAAAGAAAAAGAAAGGTTTAGAATTACATATGAGTTATGCATGAAGATAGCATTATTAAATGATACCCATTGTGGTGTCAGGAATTCCTCACAAATATTCATAGACTTTCAAGAAAGATTTTATAACGAAATCTTCTTCCCGTTTTGTCTTAACAATGATATTAAACATATAATACATCTCGGAGATTATTATGACCATAGGAAATTTGTAAACTTTAAAGCTCTTAATGCTAACCGAAGACATTTCCTTGAGCCATTAAAACAATACGGCATGACCATGGATATTATTCCAGGCAACCATGATGTATTTCATAAGAATACAAATGACCTTTGTTCTCTTAAAGAACTATTAGGATATTATACCTCGTGTATTAATATTATTATGAAGCCATCAACTTTAAATTACGATGGATTAGATGTACATTTAGTGCCATGGATTAATTCTGAGAATTATAAGCATTCAATGGAATTTATTAGAAAAAATAAAGGTATTATGATGTCACATTTAGAGTTAGCTGATTTTGAAATGATGAGAGGTATTAAACAACCAAAGGGAAATGGAATGGGAGTTGAACCATTTAAGCATTATGATTTATGTTTGTCTGGACATTATCATGCAAGTTCACAACAAGGCAACATAAGATACCTTGGCTCTCAAATGGAATTCACCTGGGCTGATGCTGGTGACCAAAAATATTTTCATATATTTGATACAGATATAAAAAATATTGAAGCAATACCTAATCCATTGACATTATTTGAGAAAATATATTATGATGATACTGTACAAGACTACAGTAATTTTGATATAAATATATGTACAGGCAAGTTTGTTAAAGTAATTGTTGGGAATAAGTCTAACCCATTCATGTTTGACAAATTTATTGAACGAATATCAGAGCTAGATACACACGATTTAAAGATAGCTGAAAATTTCTCTGAGTTCTTAGGTGAGAATGTTCTTACCAACATAGAAGATGTAGAAAATACAACCGACTTAATGGCAAGTTATATAGATGGTGTGAATACAGATCTTGATAAAGATAAACTCAAGACTCTGATGAACAGTCTTTATAATGATGCTATAGATATGGAGATACAATAATGAAAATGAAAAAAATTTCAAATACAAGATGGACAATACTAGCACTTGTGGTAGTAGGTCTTATTATTATATTTGCTTCAGGATGTACAATGCTTGAAGACCAAATGAATACTATGAAAGGTTTAGTAGGCATGGGTGATGACCCAGTTGTTGTCGAAACACCGGTATGTGATTTATCATGCGTAGACGAAGTAAAAGGATAATATTAATATTAACTTTATTACCAATATTAGCGTGGGCTGAAATTGAACAAGTGTGGACTGATTTTAGTCCTCAACTTGAGATTGTAACTGATGAAACTCCAACAACAGATCCGGATATAAAACCGTCTATTGTTGAAGAAGAATCAGAAGAAATAGATAAAGAAAAGTATAGAGCTTATTTCGAAGATAAGAATCTTGTATTAATGGTGCTTGGTGGACTTGAATATTGGAAATTAAATTGCGGAACGCTATCAGGCACTGGCGATTATTTTATGAATTTAGCTCTCAAAAAACATGATATAGATATAGATGAAATGAATATGGATGCGAGCTTTCAAATGGGTCTCTTTGCAGCGACCTTATATAATGACTGTGACATATTTTTAGAACAAACAAAAAGTATTGGTCTAGGAATGATGTTCACTAAAACCCCTCAGGAGACTATACTTGATACAGTTCCAGAAACTAACATATAAAAACTTTCTTTCAACTGGCAACAATCCCATAACGATACACTTAAACAAGAGCAAATCTACTCTTGTTGTAGGTACTAACGGATCTGGAAAGTCTACAATCCTTGATGCATTATCCTTTGCCTTATTTGGTAAACCACATCGTAATGTAAATAAAGGCGGATTAGTAAATTCTGTTAATGGTAAAGGTTGTGAATCAACTATAGAATTTGAAACGGCCGGCCATGAATTTAAAGTGGTACGAGGAATTAAACCAAATAAGTTTGAGGTATGGCAGAATGGTAAGATGCTTGACCAACAGACTAATGTCAGAGACTATCAAAAATTCTTAGAACAAAATATACTTAAGCTCAATCATAAATCATTCCATCAAATTGTCGTTCTCGGTTCGAGTTCATTTATACCATTCATGCAATTGAAAGCTTGGGATAGACGTGATGTCATAGAAGACTTATTAGATATTGGTGTATTCTCTAAGATGAAGAATGTATTAAAGGTAAGAAATTCTCAAGCTAAAGAAACTGCCAAGGGTTCTAAAATATCTTTAGATGGTAAGAAGGATCAAATAACATATCAAAAGAAACATATATCCCAATTAGACCAAATCAATATAGAGGCTAAGCAATCTTTTGATACTGATATAGAAGAGCTTCAAACGAAAATAGATAGACTTAAAGTAAAATTAGATGCATATCCATCAGGAATGGATGGTAAATTAAAGTCTTTGAAAAAAGTAAAAGATGATTTAAGTACTGATAAAGGTAAATGTAATCATGAAATAAAGAGTCTCGAGGAGAGACATAAATTCTTTGAGGTATCTGTGGCATGTCCAGTATGTTCACAAGCTATTACCGAAGATTTAAAGACATCTATGGTTAGTGATATTATGGCGGCTGGTCTTGGGGCTATGAATGAGTTAAGTCATACTAAAGCTAAACTATCATCTGCAGAAGATGCTTTGGAATGTGTACGTAATGAAATGTCAGAGGTTAGAGTTATAAATGCTAAAATGACTACATACAACAATGCAATGTCAAATTTAATAAATAAACAAGTTAATGAAGTTGATATACAGGGTCCTAACTCTGACCTATTGATTATGCAAAATGAAGCTGACGATATACGTGAGATATTAGATAAAGCTACCGATGAGCTATTATATAATGATGTAGCATCTGAGATGCTCAAGGACACTGGTATTCGAACGAAAATAATTAGAGAATACTTACCTGCCATGAACACTCTGATTAATAAATACCTTCAAGTCTTAGAATTCTTTGTGGCATTTCATTTGGATGAGAACTTTCAAGAGACAATTAAGTCAAGACATAGGGACAAATTTGTATATGACAACTTCTCAGAAGGAGAGAAGATGAGAATAGATTTAAGTCTGTTATTTGCATGGAGACAAATAGCCAAGATGAAGAATTCAACCAACACAAATCTGTTACTCCTTGACGAAACTTTTGATTCATCTCTTGATGAGGATGGTGTGGATAATCTAATGAAAATCTTATTGACTCTGGAAGACGGTACAAATACATTTATTATATCACATAAGCCAGATATGCTCGAAGGCAAATTGAAAGACAAACTGGTATTTACAAAGCGCAATAATTTTTCCGAGATTTCTTAGAAAAATATTCTACAAAGATATAGTTCTGTAGAATAATCTTACTATTTTCAAAAATAGTTCTACGTCGCGCGTAAATCATGATATAATGATCCATATAAAATAAAAAAAGGATTTCATGTACATACTACAAACATACAACTTAAACTCAACATTCGAAATTAAATTTAATTCACTTATAAAATTACTATCTTATTTAAAATTAACTAATAAAAACCATAAACATTTAATAACAAATACTAAATCAAATAAATGTTTTTTCGCTTCATATAATCAATTATTACAACATAAATTTAATACCGAAATATCTTGAACTACTCT